ATGCCCTTTAAAATTACTGTTTGTTTATTAACTTTTTTATTTTCCAAGTCCCATATACGCAACGCCATTCGGAATTGTACTTCGTACTCGTGATGTGCCAACTCTCGCTTACGTTCAATTTCTCTCTGTTTGATACGTTTTTTCTTTCGTTGCCTGTCCTTTATTACCTTTTTGCAGCGGAAGAAGATAAATAAACAGATACAACATATAATTGCGTCTGCTGTTACCGCCGCAAGAACTTGCAGAAGTATCTTATACCAACTCATTCGGACTCACCTCTGTTAAATTGTTCAAGCTGCCGTTCAAGCTGCCTAATTTGATATGTTTGTTGGTCTATACTGTTTTGCTTGTCGTTGCATATTCCGCATATTGCTAAAATCAATACAAACTCCAAAGCACAAATAACCGAAATCAAAAATATTCTGTTGCGATTTTCTTTCTTCAATCGCTTTAATCGGCGGCGAAAAAATTCGCCCTCCGTCTGCGGATATATATGTATTTCATTACTTTTCATTGCTTATCTCCTCTTCCAACTCGCTAAATACCATTTTCAAAAGACGGCACGTTAAAATTTGAGCCTCCGTGCTTAGATTTTTTTCTTTAAAATCTTTTCTTTGGTCGTTTTTTAACGGCTCTTTTAACTGCATTACCAAGTCTTCCGGGTTCATTTGTGACAACATCATTAACAAAAATGCAAATCCATTCATAGTTTAATCTCTCCTTTTACCATACTGCTACTTGTTCATCTTCTTCGTAAAACTGCTCTGTATATTCTCGTATGAGAATTTGAGCGATAATGTCATATACTTCTGCCGGGATAGATTTTACATCTACCGTTTCCGCCGTACTGTATTCTTTTAAATCCATAACAATGCCCTCCGTTTCTATTGAAATCTTCGGCATAATATGATATACTTTAATTGCTACATTGCGGTATATTTTATATGCCGTTCTGCCTGTGAGGTTAAAACCTTGCAGGCTTTTTTCTTTGTTTGTGCCATATCTATGTGTTATTGACCGCCTCCAATCCTCTATGATATAATCAAGCGGAAAGGAGGTCTTTTTTGTGGAAACATCTTCAATGTCCTATGGTAGTTGTTGTCCAAAATGTAAGCAACCTATCATTGTAACTTGGAAATTCGTACAAGGTTATGTGGATTGTCCTAACTGCAATTATCCAATGCACATAGCTGAAGATGAATTTCGTGAAGTTATTGAAAACATTAAACAACAACTTAATGATTAACTGATAGATTGGCAGTAACTTAGTTACTGCCTTTTTACTTCTCCTACAACGCAAGGAATACGACATAGAGAAAAAGTATCTGAGCATTCCCCGAAAAATTTCCACACTTCCCTTTGGTCGTTTAAATTTAAATTGTCAACTTCTAAACTTATAACCACTCTTACATTAGTACCAAAAGGAAGTTTTTTTACTTTTGTCATTGTATTCATTTTTGACATCTTCGCCCCTCCTTTCCGCCGCATTATGCTGATTTTCTGCCAAGTAAGTAATCAATACTGCAATCAAACAATTCAGCCATTGCAATCAACTTTGTAGCAGGAATATTGCCACTTTCTTGCCAAGTATAAAACGTTCTAACGCTTATTCCGATTTTTTTTGCGAGGTCTTCAACTGTCATATTTCGTCTTGCTCTTTCGGCATTAATGTTATTGTACATTTTGTTCACTCCTTATATTAAATTAGCACATTTTGTACTGTTGAATATCATTATAGCACATTTTGTGCGAATGTCAACTATTTTTTTGAAATATTTTGCACAAAGTGTACTGATACTTGTTGTGTAATGTGCCGATTTGTTCATTTTTATATTGACTTTCAGCACATTTTGTGTATAATATTTCATTGTAGGAGGTATATGCATATGTTTGACGAGAGATTAAAAAAATTGCGAGAAGAAAGGGGGCTAACACAAAAACAAGTTGCCGAAGCTTTAAATATGAACCCCCGCACCTATTCAAGCTATGAAAACAACGAACGCGAGCCAAATTCTGAAATTTTACTACTAATTGCAGACCTTTTTGATGTTTCTATTGACTATTTAGTGGGATATGATGAACGACGTATAATAAAAAATGAAATAGGACGCACAAAAGATATAGAATTAAACAAGGCTGAAATAGATTTAATTCAAAGTTATAGAAATTTGTCATACCAAGGAAAAGAACATTTGAAAACTACTATGGAAATGTATAAATCATACTTTGCTAACGATACAGTTCATATAACAAAATCACGCGATAATATTATAAAAGATGATATTGTCGCTACTGAAAAGAAGATACAAAAAATCACAAAGAAAGAAGTTTAAAGTATATTTCATACTGCCGGAATGTAAACAACGTTCCGGTTATGTATGTTATATTCCGCCGCAACACTGACATCGTTTATAAAATTCACTTTTGGAGCAAAATCGGCGAAAATACATATTTAATACAAATTTATTATTAATGATGTACATATGAAAAAACAAATAAACTATACGAGAGGAAAATACACATGAAACTTTGTCCAAATTGCAATGCAAGTAATCCTGACAGTGCAAGAACCTGTCAAGAATGTTCTATGCCATTGAAAAATATTAGTTCGTCTAAATCTGCTACTTCAAAAAATAATTTTAATTCCACACAGAGAACTCAACCTCAATATGACAGTTTCAAAGATAACACACGACAAAATGCCTCCAATACTGTATATTTTTCAGAGGTAAAAAAATATTTAGCTGATAAAGACGATAAAGTTCACGTTCTTATGGTAAATAGTTTTTCAAAATGGCTTAATCAAATTTTCGGGGTTGAAGAAAAATACACTATACAGATTGATAGTATATTGAATAACATGCAGTATGATGGCTATGAAATAATAGATGTAAAATTTTCTACCGAGCAAAATCAAGGATTATTCGGTGAAATGGAAGGCTTTTATACCATGATTTTGTATAGATAATCATTAAAAATCAAAAATATTTACTAAAAAATCCCCTTTGCTACGCCAATAGCAAAAGGGATTGATGAGTGTTATGATATAACACCAAAAACCAAATATATTATATCATAACACTCCAATAAATACAAGAAAAATCAAATTAAAGGAGTGTTTTTTTAATGCAAAAAAATAATAAAAGTATAGGTAACAGATGTGTAATTTATGCAAGATATTCTTGCAGCAACCAAACTGAACAATCAATAGAGGGACAAATGCACGATTGCGAACAATTTGCCGCTCGTAACAATTTGCAAATCGTCAATTCGTATATTGACCGTGCGACAACCGCCACTACCGACAAACGTCCGCAATTTTTGAAAATGATTGCAGATAGTAAACAATGTGTTTTTGATGTTGTTCTTGTTTGGAAATTGGATAGGTTTTCAAGAAACCGATATGACAGTGCCATGTACAAGAAAAAGTTAAAAGATAATGGTGTTCGAGTTATGTCCGCTATGGAAAACATTACAGACTCTCCCGAGGGTGTTTTGATGGAGTCTGTCTTGGAAGGTTTTGCGGAATACTTCTCAAAAGACCTCTCACAAAAAGTCAAACGTGGTATGAGAGAAACCGCTGCCAAGCATAAAATTACAAACCGTATCCCATTCGGATATTGTAAATCAGAAGAAGATACATACATTCCCGACCCTCATACAGCTAATGCCGTTCGCAAAGTATTTGATATGTATATTACAGGCTTTCGTAAGTCCGATATTGCAGATTGGTTAAATAGCAACGGATATAAGACGTCATACGGCAATCAATTCACTTTGACGGCTATTACACCTCTTATCAAAAACACACGCTATATCGGCAAATATTACTATGCTGATAATGAATACACAGACGAAACGCAAAGAATAGTTACTGACGACATTTTTTATAAGGCTCAACAAAAAGCCATTGCAAACCAACACGGAGGAAGTTGTAAGGCTATCGAGCGTTATTTACTGTCAAATAAGTTGTATTGCGGATATTGTCATAATAAAATGATTGGTGAATGCGGTAAAAATCAAAACGGATTAGCCTATCATTACTATACCTGTGTCGGACGTAAAAGAAAGCATATATGCAATCGCAAAAATATTAAAAAGAAAGATATTGAACAGTATGTTATCAACGCTATATCCTGTCTGTTAAATGATGAATACGCCATAAATAAAATAATAGAAACGGCTATCAATTATCAGCAAAATGACGTAGAACATATTAACGAAATAAAAGATATTGAAAGCACCATTAAAGAAATAGAACGAAAGATTTCAAATATATTATCCGCTATCGAAGCCGGCATATTTACAGACTCAACAAAGAATAGATTGCAAGAATTAGAAAATCAAAAGA